CACGTTGACCGTGTGGAGTTGGTTTGCACCAGCATTCCAAACGACATTAAATACGCTACTTATGAGTTAGCCAACGCTCTGGCTAATGACACGGACTCGATTACAGGGACTACCGGCGATACGGGGATATACGAAGCCGTTAAATTCGGAGACATGGAAGTCAAGTACAACACCTCTAGTCAGGCTGTTGGAACTGTTAATAACGTATTCGACGTTTATCCTTGGCTTCAGTCTTATCTCGGCGCTTATTGTCTGGGTGGCAGTGGCTCGTATTCTCTCCGCGTTGTAAGAGGTTGAAATGGCAGGCGAACTAGACAAACTTTTCAAGGATGTCGCTAAGCGAGTCCAAAAAGAACTTGGCGAGTCTTTTAGCACGGAGATTACTTACACAAGGAAGGCATCACCCTCGTACAACGTGGCAACTGGCGCGGTAACAACTACTGACACCACTTATACCTTCAGCGCTCCGATCGAAATCATTGTTTCTGACGAAGAAGCGGGGTATCAGGAAAACACTGCTCGTCTAATGGTGACTCCTGATCAGATTGGTGACAATCAAGCGACTTTGCAGGATGAGATCTCGCTGCCGTTTGCTGGGTCGTCAAGGACGGCCAAGATTCAAGACATTCGGACGTTCAGGGGCGAGCAAGAATACCTTTACATGATTCGGGTGGTGTTCTGATGACGCTTGTAAACGTTAGGGCTGCAATCGAAACTGCGATCAACACTGCAGTGACAGACGCCGATAACACGGTTTCAGTGGTGTTCGACAACATGCCTTTTACAACGCCTGGCAAGACAAAGAAATATGTGATGGTGACGATCAACTTCGATCAAGCCACGATCCAACCTCATGGCGCGGCGATCGATCAATACGCTGGAACGATCCAATGCGGTATTTTTACGCCAAGAAACAAGGGCAGTGCTGCAGCTGCTGCGATTGCAGAGTCAGTCATTGACGGCTTGACTTCTGTAAATGCCTCTGGCTACACGGATACTTATTCAGTAAAGCCTCGTGTTGGTCAGATTGAAGGGCCAACAGCTGTAACCGATGAAAACAACAGTCATTTCGTCAGTGTCATCAGCTGTCGGTTTACTGCGGTCTAATGGCTAAGCCAATTAGCGAGTTAGCAAAAGATCTTCAGAAAGTAATTGAGGATGGACGAGCAGCTGCTGGTCCAAGAATCGTGTTTAGCCTTCAAAAGGCTGGCCCTTGGTGGACTGGAAATTTTGGTGAGCTGTGGAAACTTAGTCCTACTCCGGTTAAGCCAGAAGTAAGCAAAGACCGTGACTGGCAAAGAAAGGGTCTTCCTGGCGCTAAAAACCTTAGACCAACTCCTGCATTGAGGTTGCCGATTAATAGTCCTTTGTATATCGGCAACGCAGCTGACTATGCGGGATATGCAGTTAATGATCCGCAGGCCAAAAAACAGGGTAAGACTTATCAGGAGGCTAGGACCGGCGAGAATGCCATGAGAATTACTGCTAAAGACGGAAATCCACGTTGGTACAAGATTTATACCGAGACCAGCAGGGATACAGGCTTGTTTCTTGATCTAGACAAAGCGTTTGCATCCGTAAGCCTGAGATAAGCTATATTGTGCTAGTTGACTGAGTTTTATGGCTGAAGCACGCGCAATCGACATGCTGTGTAAGGCGTTTAGCGTCGAAGAACGCAGCAGCTACACGATCAAAAAAGGTGGTGAGGTCGTTATTAAGCTGTACTGGAAGCCTTTGACGATTGCTGATCGGGACTCGATCAACAAGACCATGAAAGCTTTGAACCTGGGGCGGACAGAAGACAACTTGGATTTTGCGATTCAAATGCTGATCCGCAAGGCTGAGGACGAAGCCGGTAATCGGGTGTTTTCGGACGGTGACCGTGCCAAGATCCAAAACCGACTGCCGATGAGCATTGTGCTGGACATCATGTCCAAGATGCAGGGCATGGAAGAGGTGGAAGAAGCAGACGACCTTAAAAGCGACTCTTGAACAAGACAGCTATCTGTTTCTGCAGTTTTTCATTGCTGAAAAGCTGGGAATGACGCTGGCTGACTTACGAGCCAGCATGTCGCTTGAGGAGCTGCTCGGTTGGAGCGCGTATCTTTCGGTCAAAGCTGACCGAGAAGAGAAGGAGATGGATAAGGCTCGTCAGCAGGCTCAGTTTCGGAAGGTGCGCTAACCTGAAGGCAATGTCTTCGGGTTAGTCGTGGCCGCTGAGTACGAAGTCAATATCAAGCTTAATACTGGAAAAGCTGAGACTCAGCTAAACAACATAGAATCTAGTGTAAAAAAAATAGGCAAAACCGAGAAACAGGCTGCTAATGAGTCTGACCGCCGTGTTGCATCCCTTGTAAAGCTGCGAAGCATTGGAAATGATGTTGCAGCCTTGCAGAAAAAAGGTGTTGATGTAAGCAAGGCACAGTTTCAGATTAAAAAAGCAGGTGAGGCTATTGAGAAGAAACAGTTTTTAACTGCAAACGAAAGAATGCGCGTTGCAGTTAAAGAGCTTAAGGTGCAGCGTGGAATCACAAGACAGCTAGAGCGGCAGGAAAAAGCACAAAGACGAAAAAGAAAACAACGATTAGAGAGCATTGGCCTTGGCGTTGGCTTTCCACTGCTGTTTGGCGGAGGAGCGGGATCAGTTATTGGCGGCGGCTTGGGCGGCCTAACTGGGTCTTTTGGAGCGCAAATTGCACTTAGCGCTATTGGTCAACAGATTGATCAATTTATTGCAAGCGTAGCTGAGGCAGGAAGAGCTTTTGGGTCTTTAGAGGGAGTGTTGGATTTAATGAGAGAGCGATCTTTATTTACAACTAAAAGCTCAGAAGAACTAGCGGAACAGCTTCAAGAACTTGGTGATGTTGAGGCTCTTGCTGAACTTGCAACATTAGAGCTTGCATCCAAAATCGGCTCTGAAGGCATTGGAGCGTTTCAAGATCTTGAAACAGAGCTTGATGAATTTGATCGTCTTGTTGGCCACTTGATAATTTCTTTGCAAGCCTTTGTGGCTGGTCCTCTTGGTGGTTTCTTGGATATTGTAAATGCAATTTTAGGGAAAAAAGTTACGCAAGGTACTATTGATCGTTTAGCGGGAAGCCTTCAGGATCCTGCTGACCAAGCAAGGTTCCGTGCAATGGCCAAGCGAAGAATTGGAACTGAGCTAGAGATTCAAGGATTTGGCATGGGCGGTCTTCCTAGGAGCGCAGAAGTTCTAAAATCAGCACCACTGGATTTTCTTAGTGAGCTTTCGCGAGAAGTTGCTGCAGGAAAGTTCGGTGAATCCAACCTGCTCAGTCGGCCTGTCAAGATTACTCGACAAGATAGAGAGTCGCTGTCGTCTAAGTCGGGACGAGAAGCAGATCAGCTGCAAAAACGTTTAGACAAACTTAAAGAAGAGCGTCAAACAGTAATTGAAATTTCTCGTTTCAGAGATAAAATTGCTGCTGCAAACGCTGCTGGCGATGAACAGCTTGCTATTCGTCTTCAAGGAGAGCAGAGGATAGCTAAGATCGAAGGCAAGCGTCGTAAAGATCTTGCTGGTGTTACAGATCAACGCGAGATAGAAGCTATTAACATTGCAGCAGCAACTAAAAAATTAGCTGCTCAGCGTGACATAGAGCGTGAGTTAGCTGAATTGCAACGTCAAAAGCAAGAAAAGTTTGAAACCACGATTGAAAACCTCGACCATCAACTAGCTCTTGCCCGAGCTACGACTGAAGAAGAGCGAGAGCGTCTTCGTATTGAAGAGGCAATTAAAAAGCTTAGGGAAGACGACGGGCTGTCTGAACCACAACTAGACGAAATAAGGTTACGCATGGAGGCATTGGCTGAAGAAAGAAATCTAATCAATACATTCCTTAAGGAGACTGAGGCGCAAATTGAAAGGCTCAGTGATCCCATGTTCCAAGCGATTGAACTGTCGAAGACGTTGGGCAATGCGTTTAGCGAGTCCTTCAGAGGAATTGTTGACGGCAGCATGACTGCTCAGCAGGCGTTGGCCAACTTGTTCCAGCGCACAGCGCAGCACTTCCTTGATATGGCGGCACAAATGATCGCAGCTCAGATCAGGATGCAGGCGGTGCGGTTATTTATGAGCTTCTTTGGTGCCTCTACTAAGAAAGGACTTGCCTTAACTGAGATTGATAAGTATATGCCCCAGGCTCGTGCTAACGGAGGTCCCGTTGGCGCCGGCCGTCCTTACATGGTTGGTGAGCGTGGTCCCGAGTTGTTTGTCCCTGGAGCGCAGGGCAACATTGTTCCAAACAGCGCACTGGGCAGCGCTAGTGTGACGGTGAACGTGGATGCTTCTGGTTCGTCTGTTGAAGGTGATGCTGATCAGGCTTCGATGCTTGGTAAGGCACTCGGCATTGCTGTGCAGCAAGAACTGGTGAAGCAGAAACGTCCTGGCGGTCTCCTTGCACGCTGATGGCTACTTTTCCTTCAATTACACCGACGTATGGGCTGCAAAAGAGCAGCGCACCAAACGTTCGCAAGGTGCAGTTCGGTGACGGCTACGAAGCTAGG